ACATCAACAACAGGTTTTAACGTAAACAATACAACAACTAGAGGAACATCATCTATTTCTTTCACAAGAAAGCAAGCTGATTCTTTTTTCTTAGTAAAATTAGGGTGTACCGTGAACAGAGGAGCAACCAGTGGACAATTTCAAGCAGGTTATAGATTAAATTCTGGTTCTGATGTAGTAACATATTGCACAGACAATGATAGAACTGTAAGAGTTTTTGTTGAGTTTCAAGATACAACAACAGGAAGTATTGGCGATACCGTGTCTTTTGAATCTGTTTTTACGAATACTGCGAGTCACAACGATGATGTCAGCCGTATTAGCTTTTCTGTTATGGAGATTGCGAAATGAGTACACTATCAGTAGACACAATACAGGGTAAAACTACGGCAGGAACAGTGGCTATGCCTAGTGGTCATATTGTGCAAGTTGCAAGAACATATGTTGCTAGTTCCTCTCATATAAGCACAACTTCTACATCTCTTGTGGCATCTGGAATACAATGTAGTCTCACCCCTAAATTTTCAAACAGCTTAATTATTGTCGATTATATTTCTGCTATGGCAGCGACAACTGCTTCTAATCACAAACTTTCTGGAATGATGTATTTAAAAGTAGGTAGTGCATCAATAGCGGCAATGAGTGGTGCTGGTACCTATCATCTTACTTACTCTAGAGACTATAATTATCAGCCTATAGCTTTTGGAGGTTCATATACAGCGACCTCCACAGATACTTTAATGTTTGAACCTTATTACAAATCACATTCTGGTGATACAGTATATCTGGTACATAGTGCTTCATCTTACAGTCTAACAGTCACGGAGATAAAACAATGACAACAATAGCAAATGCATTATCGAGTTTAGGAGTTACAGAGTGGGTTCTAAGAGGAGAGCCTACAAATGAAGAAGAGTTTAACCAAATGTTTCGTAAGGTTACTGGAGCAGACAGCAATGGTTCTGCTATAGAAAGTTCAAACCCAAAGGACTGGGGAACAACATGGACAAAAGTATCGGCTGAGAAGAAGAAATTAGTCGATGCAGAGCCTATGAGACTTCTTAGGGAGAAAAGAACACAAATGCTTGCAGAGAGCGACTGGATGGCAAATTCAGACGTTACAATGACATCTGCTTGGAAAACATATAGACAGGCATTGAGAGATATTACAAAAGATGCCAAGCCAAAGCTAGATAGCAATGGTGGATTAGACGAAAGTAGTGTAAAATTTCCAACAAAACCAAGCTAGGAGTAAGAAGTGGCATTAACTAAAGTTAGAGGAGCAGGAATTGATGCTGATGGTCAAGAGATAATTCTTGATGCTGATGGTGATACGAGCATAGATGCAAGTTCTGCTGACGATACCATTGTTGTTGATACAGCAGGGTCAGAGAGAATAAGAATAGATGCGAGTGGTAATATTGGGGTGGGTTTAAGCTCTCCAACTTTTTCTAGTGGTAATGGTATACACCTTGCTGATAGTTTTTTTGTAGGTTTTGGGGATGGTGCGAACAGTAGACCAGACTTTCAGATAGGCTATGGGGGAACAAATTTAAATTTTAGATGTGGTAATGGTGCAGATACTTCTGATATCAATATAGACCCAAATGGTCATCTGTTAATAGGCACAGATACAAATAGTTTGAGTGGCACAAATGCTGATGAACACATTATTTTAGAAAATGATGGCGAATTGGGTGTTCAAGGAGCTGCAAAAGCCGTTGCAACTTTCAATAGAAATTTAAATGATGGCACAATAGTTCTTTTTCAACAACAAAATACAGCAGAGGGAAGTATAGGTGTATCTGGTTCAACAGTTTCTTTTGATGGTTTTGTAGGTAGACACGAAAGCTCTGGCATCTCAACAGAAACTGAAAAGGGAACAGTAGTAAGTACAATAGATGAGTTAGATATTTATCCTACTAAACAAGGTGAAGGTAAAAAGGAAGCAGATTGTCCTAGAGCAGGACAGACTAGAGCAGACCATCCAAAGGTTAAAATCTCTGATACTGTTGGAGATAAAAGAGTCTATGGTGTGGTAGATAGCTATACAGCACAAGATAAACTTATGGTTTCATCAGTAGGCATAGGGTCTATAAAGGTGACAGGAGCTTGTGCAGGTGGAGATTTACTAGAAAGTAATGGTGATGGTACAGCCAAAGTACAATCAGACGATGTTATTAGAAGTAAAACAATAGGTAAAGTAACAATAGGGGATAGTAATACAGGAGTTAAATTAGTCTCCTGCGTACTATATTGTGGGTGATTAAATGCCATACATAGGACGATCAGCAGGACAAGGCATTAGAGATAGATACCATTATCAAGCCACAGCAGGGCAAACTACGTTCTCTGGTTCAGATAGTAATGCTCTCATATTGTCATATTTAGATGCAAATCTGGTCGATGTATGGCAGAATGGGGTAAAATTACGGACTGCAATAGACTATACAGCGACTTCTGGCACATCCATAGTGCTCACCACAGGTGCAAGTCTCAACGATATCATAGAGATTATAGTATCAGATTCGTTTTCTATAGCCGACAGTTTTACACGGACGCAATCAGACGAGAGATACCCATTCTTAGGCAATAACTCTGTTATACGGACAAATGGCAACAGCATCACAACAGATATTACGATACCAAGTGGTACTAATGGATTGTCGTGCGGCCCAATAACAGTTACAAATGCTACAATCACAGTTAACGGAGTGTATACAATAGTATGACTAGTAGACTATTAGTTGATAAGATTGAGGGGAAAACTACTGCAAGCACTGTGCAGATGCCTAGTGGTTCAGTCATTCAAGTCGTGCAAAATACACCCACAACAACAAGTCATGTAACAGTAACATCAACATCTATGGTAGAAGTAAGCACAACAATGAGAACTACTATAACTCCAAAGTTTGCTTCAAGTTTACTTAGGCTTAATTTTCATTGCATTACTGGGGGTAGAAATACTTCTTACATTATGAACTATAAATTTTTTGATATTACTAACAGTTCTAATGTAGGGTTTTCTTCGTTAGGTACTGGTAGCAGTAGAACTTTTGTAAATGCGTCTATGAGAACGGCAGACAGTGATGGAAATGATAGACACACTTTAAGCATGACTGCCTATCAATCTGCAAGCAATACAAATGCCAGAACCTATGGGATTTATTCCATGATTGAATCATCAAGTATGGATTTTAATATGACTGCCACTGATAATGCAGGTTGTTCTTACTCTCCACCAGTTTTTACTATTGAGGAGATAGCACAGTAATGGCAAGTGAACTTCATGTAGATGCAATAAAACATTCTGGTGGCACAAGTGCTGTGTCAATAGATAGTGCAGGAGTGGTAGACCTGTCTGTAAATAATAATATTACAATGTTTCAAATTAATACAACCCTAACAATAAGCTCATCAACTCCTTCTACTATAACTGATTGGACAGAAGTAAACAGTCAAAGCACTTTTGGGTTCAAACGAGTAGGGTCTAATGTGAATGTAAGTAGTGGTGTATTTACAGTAAGTAGACTTGGTGTTTACAGAGTATATTTACAGTTGCAATGTTACAATCAAGGGGGAAGTGCTGAAGCTAGATATTTTCAAGCTGATTTGAGATTTACGCCAAATGGTGGAAGTATGATAGTAGGAGATTTTTCTGCTCCTTTGCCAGTTTTGCAAAGCAGTTATACTTATAATACCTTGACTAGGATGATGTATCAAAACTTCAATCATGCCAATGACAATATAGTAGCTCAACTAGCAACATCTAGTTCAGGAAATAATTACGTCAAAGGTGGTGATGGTTCAAGTGGCTATGAGTCGTTTATAGTTTTTGAATGGCTTTGCCCACCAGTAGCATAGGATAAACAATGGCATCAATACTTAAAGTAAATACCATACAAGACGCAACGAACTCTAATACGGCTTTAACGGTTAGTTCAACTGGTGTAATTAGTGAACCAAACAGACCTTGTTTTCATGTCACAAAAAGTGCAGACCAGACTGTAAGTGATGCAACTTTAACTTTGGTCACTTTTGACGAAGTAACTGATGGAGGTAACAGTAAAAGACTGATAAACGTAGGTGGTGGTTTCGCAAGCAATAAGTACACAGTCACAGAACAAACAAAAGGTATTTATTTTTTTTATTTAAATTTATGTTTTAGTTGTAGTGATGTTTATTATGATGCTTATGTTCTTTGGCGAAAAAATGGCAATACAGATATACAACTTGTCCAAGCCACTTTTCCTGCTACAAGTGGTGTGCAAGGTGGCACTTTTCATAATAATGTTCTGATAAATCTTGATACTTCTGGAGATTATGTAGAGTTATATGCCTATGCTGATGTGGCTAGTGGTGGTACAATGAATCTCAATCAAAATGCTGTGACACAACCACGAACAGATATGGGTGGGTTTAAAATTGCGTAGGATAACATTATGAGCAAAGCAGCAGAATTAGCAAACCTTATAGGCAACATCAACGCAGGGGGTGGTGGAGTAAACAGGAATGTCATCATCAATGGTGCAATGAATGTTGCTCAGAGAAGCACATCAGAAGCAGTTTTGGGTGGTGACACAGATACTTATCGTACAGTAGATAGATTCAAAATTTTATTAGAGGGAAGTAATTCAGGACGTTTTACAATGTCACAAGACAGTTCTGCACCAGAGGGTTTTGCTAATAGTACAAAATTTGATTGCACTACAGCAGACACATCAATTGCTTCAGGAGAACTTTTTACTTTATCTCAAATAATAGAAGGACAAAACGTACAACATTTTTGCAAAGGAACTTCAAGTGCCAAACCCTACGCTTTATCTTTTTATGTGAAGGGTAATGCTTCTGCTACTTATGTTGCAGAGTTGTTTGATGCAGATAATTCTCGTCATGTTTGCAAGACTTTTAATGTTACAACAGCTTGGACAAGAGTAGAGTTAAGTTTTCCTGCTGATACCACAGGAGCGTTTACTGATGATAATGGAGAAAGTTTACGTTTACAGATATTTTTACACGCAGGGTCAAACTTTACCAGTGGCACATTACCTGCAACATGGGCATCTAAAACTAATGCTAACAGAGCCGTAGGTATATCCTCATTTTTTGACAGCACAGACAGAACCTTCTTCATCACAGGAGTTCAGTTAGAAGTAGGGCAGAACCCAACAGAGTTTGAGCATGAGCCTATTGAGAGGACATTGGCTAAGTGTCACAGGTATTATTATAAAACAAGTACAGTAACTCATTTTAACGTAGGCAGGTTAGATAGTGGAGCAGGGGTTGGTTACTCTTGGAGAGCACACCCAGTGACTATGAGAGCTGCCCCTACCATGTCAAGTTCTGGAACATGGAACTCTGGGACAGGATACGGAGGAGACCCAACCTATCAAGACGCAGGAACGACAGGTGTTACTATAAAAACTACAAATGGAATGTCAGCTAATGAAATTTACTACTTAACTGGTGGTGAATTTATTGGGGAAGCAGAGCTATAAGGATTTACTATGAATATTACAAATGCACAATATATAAAGGATATGACTTCCAAAAAAAATGCCACTGTTAAAGCAACCATAGATGGTACAGAAATGTATGTTCCACTAGACCCTGCCAACAGACACTACGCAGAAATACTAAGACAAGTAAAGGAAGGCACACTGACAATTGAGGACGCAGAATGACAAAGAGTGATGTTACACAGATTTTGACTGAATTAGCAGTTATCAAAACAAAAATGGAAAATGTAGAGAACAGAGTCACAAAGGTAGAAAGATTTGTGATGTATTCTGTAGGTACATACTTTACAGTTACATTTACTGGGTTTGTTGGATTTATACTGGTGGGATAATGGCAATTACTATCAAAAATGACAGAAGTGTGATAACAATAAAGAACGACAGAAGCACAATTACAATAAAAAGGTCGGCATGAGCAACTATTCTTTTAACATAAAGCAGAATGACACAAGTCCTACGTTATCTGTGGTAGTTGCTGACAGTAGTGGAACAGCGATCAACATAAGTGGTGCTTCAGTCTTATTTAAGATGAGAGCCGTAAATAGTTCTTCTCTAAAGGTAAATAGTAGTGCTACGATAACAAATGCTTCAAACGGAGCAGTTTCTTACACTTTTTCAGCGAGTGATACGGATACAGCAGGATTATTTCAAGGCGAGTTCCAAGTCACTTTCTCTGGGGGAGCGATAGAAACCTTTCCAAATTCGGAATATATCAGTATAAATGTATTAGATGACTTAGATTCATAGGAGAGTTAAATGGGTGGTCAGTCCGTAACAACAGATGCTTCGATAGACCCACTCACCTATTCAGAGATAAGAGATTATCTTAGGTTAGATGAAGGGGTAGATGAAACGCTTCTAATAACTCTGTTAAAGATGGCAACCCAGTATGTAGAGAAGTTTACTGGTAGAGCACTTATTAACAGGACGATTACTCTATTTATTGATGGGGTAGATGAGATAGACGTAGCTTTATGGGAGGGCACAAGGGTTGCTCCAGATATGAGCATTAGAAAAAGATATATTGAATTACCTACTACACCAGTATCAAGTGTATCATCCATATCTAGCTTCAGTGACAACGACACAGAAACAACATTTGCATCTACTAAATATTTTGTAGATACAGTAAGAGAACCTGCCAGAGTATATTTGCGAGATGGAGAAGCATGGCCGCAATCCTTACGAGTAGCTAACGGACTTAAGATCGTTTATGTAGCAGGATATGGAGCAAACAGAACGGATGTGCCAGAAGCGATACGTTTAGGTATACTCAACATAATAGCATTTAATTACGAGCACAGAGGGGATTTTGAGGGGGTATTACGGCAACCTGCTATGGTACAATCTCTGTTACAGCCTTACAGGAAACTTAGTTTTACTAACAATCCATTTGGCACAGGAAGTGGAACATACTGATGGCATGGTACGATTTTATTACGAATGGATTTAGACGGATAGAGAGAAAAGAAGCTCCTATGGTGATGTATCAATCTGGGTACAATCTCAAGGAGAGAACTTATGACTATAGAAAGATAGCTAAAGAGGGTTATCAAGAAAACGCTATAGTGTTTCGATGCGTCAATGAAATAGCACATGGAGCATCGGCTGTAGAGCTTTGCGTCTATCAAGGAGAGATAAAGCTAGATCAACACCCACTAATAGACCTATTGGAAAGACCAAATCCACAGTTTGCAGGGAACGAGTATTTCCAAGCATTGTATTCTTTCCTACTATTGTCTGGCAACTCCTATGCCTTATACAGCCTTGTAGGAGGGCAACCAAGAGAATTGCACCTCTTAAGACCAGATAGAATGAAGATAGTGCCCAGTAAGACGCATATCCCCTCTGCATACGAATATCATGTAGATGGAAGACTGGCTAACCGTTATGACGTAGATAGCGAGACTGGAATGTCAGAAGTCAAGCATTTCAAGATGTGGAATCCACTGGATGACTACTACGGATTATCACCGATACAGGCTGCTTCTGCTGACATTGACCAACATAATCACGCTGCAAAACATAACTTAGGGTTACTGATGAATGGTGCTAGACCATCTGGTGCTGTTGTATTTAAGCCAAAAGATGAGACTGGGATGCACGTTCAACTAAGTGAATCACAACGACAACAGCTTATGACTGATCTCAACATGAGGTTCTCTGGTGCACATAACGCAGGTAGACCTATGCTGTTAGAAGGAGATTTCGACTGGAAAGAAATGGGGTTCAGTCCGAAGGATATGGATTTCTTGGAATTAAAGAATATGAGTGCCAGAGATATAGCCTTATGTTTTGGTGTGCCGTCACAATTAGTTGGAGTTCCAGACAGTCAGACCTACAATAACGTCTCAGAAGCCAGATTAGCCTTATATGAGGACACTATCATACCGTTGATACGAAGAGTAGAGAGCGATCTTAATGAGTGGTTAGCACCCAGATTTGGGGATGATATCACGGTTCGATACGACATAGACTCCATCCCTGCTATGGCAGAAAGACGTAAAAAGACATATGAGAACGTAGTACAAGCTGTTAGAGAAGGCATCATAAGCCGTAACGAAGCCAGAGAGAGACTGGGATATGAGCCGATATCTGGTGGAGACGATGTATATATCAACGCAAATCTATTCCCATTGGGGTCATCAGAGGTAGCACCTGCTGAAGGAGAGCAAGCAGAAGACGATGATAAGGACTTTGATTACACGGAAGAAAAGAGAGAGATACAAAAGGATGTCTTTACTACAGAAGCAGAAGCAAGGGATAGAGCCGAAGAAATAGGTTGTGTAGGCTTCCACAGCCACAATGAGGACGGACAGATCATATATATGCCGTGTCAGTCTCACGAAGAGTATGAGGAGCGTACAGGAGACCCTCTGGAGAGGTCTAAGGCAGAAAGTGATGTAGACACCACACCCACAGCAGGGATGGCAGAGGAAGCTAGAAAAGGCTTAGAATGGAGAAAAGAATTTAAAAGAGGTGGCACAGCAGTAGGTGTTGCCAGAGCTAGACAGCTTGTAAACAAAGAAAGACTATCTCCATCTACTGTCAGACGTATGTTTTCATTTTTCTCTAGGCATGAAGTAGATAAGCAAGCAGAAGGGTTTAGGGCAGGAGAAGACGGCTATCCAAGTGCAGGACGGATAGCATGGGCATTGTGGGGTGGAGATGCAGGGTTCAGTTGGTCAAAGAAAAAGAGAGATCAGTTAGATGCCGAAAAGTCATTTGACTTAGAGATAGAGGAATTCTACCAAGAGGACAAAGCTGAAATATCTGCGAAGATTAAGAAGGCTTTAGAAAACAAGGTTAAAGAGCATAATGAAAAGCACGGAGACAAAAAGGGTAAAAGAGTTACTCTTAGAATGCTCTCAGCCGTCTTTAGAAGGGGTGTGGGTGCGTATAACACAAATCCACAGAGTGTAAGACCCAGTGTAACTAGCTCCGATCAGTGGGCATTAGCGAGGGTCAACGTCTTTTTAGGAGCAGTCAGAACTGGTAGATTCAAGCGTGGTAAATTTGACCGTGACCTATTACCAGAAGGTCATCCACTTAAAACAGACAAGTAAACACTACTTGGGAGACCTTACCTGCTCTGTTTGTGGTCACGATAAAGTCAAGAAGGGTGATATGTTACGTTGCTATTACTGTGAGAGATTTTATTATGATATGCACCCAGAGTGGATAGACCATGTGTTGAAACGAGAAAAAGACGATGAAGATACAGACGAAAAGAAGAGGTAGGATATTATCTGCTAGAAAATCGATCATCGAGCAGACAAAGATGCGTCAAGGCTTCGAGAGAAGACTATACAAGCAGATGGTAAGTTATTTCAATAGCACTGGTAGGCAAGCAAGCCGTGAGATACAATCTGGCAGGGTCGAGCTAAAAGGTTTAGAAGAGCGTTTATCACAAGTGCTACTCCCACATTATAGAAGCGTTATCGAATCTTTTGCCAATAGATTTGTATTTACAAAACAAGAAAACCAGTGGGAAAGAATAATCCGAAACTATATCACGACACAGGGTGGAGCAAAGATTACTAGAATATCTGGCACAACAAGGACAAAGATAAACAAGATAATATCTGACGGACAGGTAGAAGGGTTTGGGGTTGATAAGATTGCCAAGAATATAAGAACCCAGATGTCAGAGCCATTTACACGGTATAGATCAGCACTCATAGCAAGGACAGAGACACACAACGCATCAAGCTATACTAATCAAGCCGTAGCAGAGAGCTATGAAGTGCCCATGAAGAAAAGATGGGTATCAACTAACGATGACAGGACAAGAAGCCACCACAGTGCAATGAACGGTGTTGAGGTGGATATAGAAGCAGACTTTGATGTTCCCTATAAAGGAGTGACGTACAAGATGAAACACGCAGGAGACCCAAGAGGCGGCCCTGCAAACGTAATTAATTGTCGATGTGTAATTCTTTATGTTGAACCAGATGATTTTGTTATTGATGACACATCACCAGATATTCCTGCTGAGAAGCCAGTGCCTACAGCAAATATTTACGGAGATACCACAGAGGATGAAGTCAGATTTCACGACAATGCTGACTGGAATAAAAATACTTTGATGTACAAGTTCATAAGAAATTCAGCAAAAGTAAGAGTCATCTATGGTGTAAGCAGAGCTTATGCTGAAGGTAGGTCAGTAATAGGAATGAGTACAAAGCAAGGTTTTAATAAACTTAGTGAAACAGATAAAATAGTATGGAGACACGAATATGGTCACATACTAGACTATCAAGTTGGGTCAAGAGTTGGGTCAAAAGGGCAATATGTTAGCACAGTGCTCAGAAACGAGCTTTTAGAAGACAGAAAAAAATATACAAGTAAAAAGAATGCCAAACTTAGAGATCAGACAGAGTCAGTAGGGGGTATTGAGCCTGTAAGGAATGCTTACAAAGTCGGATTACAACAGACAGACATCCTAAAAAATAAAAGTTTAAATCCATTAAAAACAAAAGATGATATAGATAATTATCTTAAAGGTACAGGATTTGATTATAATGATATTGACGATTTGTATGGTGGAAAGCTTTCTGATATGATCGACAAATTCGACACTATAGAAGGAGGATATTTTAGAATTATTTTAACAGCCTTAAAAACAAAAGATGCAAGGTCGTTTCTAGATGTTGGAAGATTTGTCGGCAAAGAAAACTGGAAAGGGCAACTTTATTTTGCTGATTACATGGGAGCAATAACGAATGAAGCAGTTGGATATGGGCATGGTAAAAGTTATTATGCAAAATTTTTCCGTGTTACAAGAGGTGTCACAGATGGGCATACCACAGAAGCAATGGCAAATTATAATGCTTTGCTAGGAGGTGGGGATAGTAAAGCGTCCAAAGCAGTCAAGAAACTTATGATGTATTTTGCACCAGAGACAACAAAAGGATTTGATGATTTGTATGACAGGATTGAAAAAAATAAATTCAAAGATTTACCAGATGGATTTTTTATGGACTTTCCACAATTTGATAGAGGGAATTAAATGGGATATTTTTCTATGTACCAAACACCAAAGCTAAATGAAAAGATTTTTGACTACATACAAAAGTTTGAAAGTGTTGATGAGTTACAAATATGGGGTTTGCCAGAAACAGATGTTATTGTTAATCGTTTCATAGAGCTTATAGACGATGCAATAAAAAAAGGTTCTAAAATAAAAAACGAAAGATTATTAGAAGAATTTAATTTAGAAGAAATTAAACTTGTAGACGGTAAACCAGTTCCATACTAAGAGGTCACTATGAGACTAACAAACAGCACATTTGGCATACGGAATCTTAATGAAAACATCAAAGGCACAGTAAGTGGTATCTATTTTTATAAGTACAAAACGGTCAATGAAGCAATAAAGGACTATGCCCAGAAGTTCGATAATTGGAAAGACCTATACTTCAAAGACCTAAATCTAACGAAAGCAAAGGCAGAGACATTTGTTACAGAAGTTAAAAAAGCTATATCAGCAAATAAAAAACTGGTTAAAGAAGAGATTTACGAAAAAGTAAAGTGAGAAAAGACCGTAGACCAGATGGGTTAGAGACAGTATTATTTATATTGCTTATTTTTATATGCTCCCTGTTCTTTGTAGTCACGGACTGGGATAATCTAATTTTCATACCGTTCATTGATTACAATCCTTTGGAATTGCTCAAATAAAAAATCACCGACAACTAATGGGAGTAAGTCATCGGTGATTAGTGTACCCTGCCAAATTTCGAGCAGTCCGAAGGCAGGTGGCAGGGGTGTTCGAATTATACAGTAAACATTATGAGAAATAAATAATTAATCTCCTCGATAGGTTTGACCTAATTTTTGATAACCACCTTTACTATTAGTGCTGTTGATCTCACGGTGTTTCCATCCGAATGGGAAATCATCTACATACTCTGGTGGGATACATATGATGTGATACTGGTTAGCTGTATCTACCATGAACTTTTGTGGGGGATACAACTCCATGCCCATCCAGTCATCTCCCAGTAGAGCACGGACGATCTGCATCTTATCGAACCACTCAATCCTAGTGGTCTTATCGTTCCTCTTGATGGAGAGCCAGACACACTTTCCTTTAAGCTCCTCATGGTGCACCATGTCATCGGCACTACTGCCAGTGTAAAAGTTGACGGTAAATATATTATTTTTATAAATCCTGCCCATCGACTCTCGTTGAGATATTGTCTTAGCACTCTCCATGCACTCCTGCTTCTCTTGCTCTGTAAGAGTTTTACCATGCTCCCTCTCCACCCAGTCTACTATACGTTTGTAGGTTTCATTTATGAAGTTGTCGTTTATGGAGACATTGCCCATGAACTCAAGAGTACCACCTTTAACTGTCTTCATGTTTCATCTCCTCTAGATATTGTTCTGCTCTTCTTTGCATCATAAACTCCCCATCAGCTATGAAGTAACTCTGAAGGTATTCCCTAAAGCTGACGTTATTGGTATCGCAGTCTCTTTGATAGAGATATTTCTGTATACTTTCTTGTTCGTATGACAGTTCGATGGTGTGTGTAATTCTTACTTTCATTTTATACTCCCTGTGCTTTCAGCTTAGTTAACTGTCTGTCAATGCCTTCGAGATTTGACGATACACCTACTTGATTAAAGAAAGAGTATTGAACTAACAGCCATTGACCCTTATCTTTCGCAATCCAGTATCCCTTGTCTGACCATTCGTCTGTAAGCACAAACAATCTTTTCATACGGTTTTTAAAAAACACTTTTCTTTTTACTACATTTTCCATTTCATTCTCCCATTAGGTTGGGGGGGTAATCCCCCCCCCTGTGTTAAGCAAGCACCTGCACGGTGTTGTTTTTGGTTGAGACAAGCTTCTCCCAAGCCTGTCGAGATACAGTGGCTTTACGGTTGCCACCAGACTTGCACAGTTGGCTAGTGGAGCAGTGCACCCACTTGTGCCCAACGAGTGCCCAGATAGAACGGTGATCTCCACCTAATGAGTCTGGGCAGTAGGTCATGGAAAAAAGCTGTGCCTTCTTCCACTTCTTACCAAGAGGTCTACCTTTCGGTAGAGGGGTCTTGATGTGTTTTGTGTTTTTACGAATTGTAGTCATCGACTTCTCCCATTTTGTTAAAGTGATTCGTTTTCATATAACTAGTATACCATACAGAGTAGAGTAGTCAAACACTTTTTTGATGTTCAACTACTCTTTTTTGCATGAGCCTAGTAATTTAGGCTCTTTCCTAGAAAATCACCAAGAGTTTTTTTCTCTTGGTTTTTCTTCTCAAGCTCGATCTTAAGAGCTTCTTTGTAAGCTTCCAGAAAAGCTTTTACGAACATATCTTCAAGTTCTTTGATCTTGAGGATATGAGATGTCATGGCTCTTTCGTCACCATTTGTGGCTTTAGACATCACTGCTAAAACCGTTTTTCCAAGAGGAGAGTCAAGCATCATTCTGACACTTGGCATTTTGTTCGGATATATCATGGTAAGCTCCTTTCCCATTTGTTCATCCAACGTGAAGTGAGGGTTAAACCCTCACTCCATTCTCTGCTAATTTTGCTTCTAAAGAAGTTCTCTCGAAAACTCTGAAGTACTTCTTCTTTTTCTTTTTGCTTACCTCTTTGGTCTCTTTATCTTCTTCTTCGTCCTCTGACATAAACACTAAGCTTGCTACAGTCTTTGTACCTTTCATCTGCTTGCCTTTGATCTTGTAGAAATCAAGAGCTTGTCTAAATGTGCAAAACTCGTCTCCTTCGTTATAGTCAAGGTCAAGAAGTGTAGTTACGTTAATTCCTGTGTATTCATGTCCGTTTACAAAGTTAATCATCTTTTTTTCTCCCATTGTGTTAAAGTGATTCGTTTTCATATCTATTAATATAAACACTTTATTGTAGTAGTCAAACACTTTTTTAATGTTTTTTTACTTTTTTTTGTAGTTCCTGGGGTTTTAGGCTGATTTTTTTTTGTATTTACAAGCTTGAAATCTACTAAATATGCTAATATGATGCACATTATGCCTATACCAAAACCGACAACAGGCGAGAGTAGGGAAGCGTTTATGAGCCGTTGCTTATCATCTGATATCATGCAACAGGAGTACACAGACAACCGTCAAAGAGTGGCAATATGCAGTACAGCATTTGATGATAAGGACAGCAAAATGAATGATGAAACAGAAATAGAGCAGAAAAGTTTCGAAGATATTTTAGACCTTGAAGCCGAATACACCCTTATAGAAGATACAAAAGCATACGGTGAAGACGAAGACGATGACGATAAAGAAAAGAAAAAAGGTATGTTTGAGGGGTATGCTTCTGTATTTGGCAATAAAGACTTAGGCAATGACGTAGTAGAGAAGGGTGCTTTTATGCGTTCTCTCCGAAGAAAAGGTGCAAAGAAAATTAAGATGCTGTATCAGCACGACACCAAAGAGCCTATCGGTGTGTTCGATATGGTCAAAGAAGATGCAGACGGTTTATATGTCAAAGGTCGTTTGGCTATGGGCACTCAGAAGGGCAGAGAAGTCTATGAACTTATGAAGATGGGTGCGATAGATGGATTGTCAGTAGGATACCGTGTCGATAGCAAAGGCTACGACTATGACAAGCGTAAAAAGTATAGAAGACTTAAAGAAGTCGATCTTATGGAAATCTCAGCAGTTACTTTTCCAATGAATCCAAGTGCACGGATACAAGCTGTGAAAAGTGACTTTACTGTGAGGGAGTGGGAAAAGAAGCTACGAGAGGTAGGAGACTTGTCTCATTCTGAAGCAAAAGTGGCAGCATCTGCTGTCCATAAAGCTCTAAGTCAACGAGAGGTTGATAAGGATGCCGATTTATTGAGCAAGATAAACGCTCTAACAGAAACCTTCAACAACAGGAGCTAATTATGGCAGAAGAAGTAAAAGAAGCTGTAGATGGCATGGTCAAAGCCTTCGAGGAATTCAAGGCTACCAACGAATCACGGCTTGCAGAGCTTGAAAAAAAGGACTCTGCTGATGTTCTCTATGATGAGAAGATCAAAAAAATCGAAGCTGACATGGATAAGTTTGAGGATTTAAACCAAAAACTAACCGTGCAAATGCAGGAGCAAAAAAAGGTAGGAGAGAAGTTGGATAACTTTGAAACTATGCTTAAGCGTCCAGAAGCTAACCTTACAGCCGATGACATCGACACCAAAATGCAGGTATTCGACAAGTGGGTCAGAAAAGGTGACGAAGGTCTGGATGATATGGAAAAGAAAGCTCTGACTGTATCTGATGATACACAGGCAGGGTATCTTGCTCCACCAGAGTATGTGAATGAGTTAATTAAAACCATCACAGAGGTAACACCATTCAGAAGCGTAGCGAGAGTGAGGACAACAGCACAAAAATCTGTACAAATCCCATCTCGAACAGCTACATTCTCTGCTCAGTGGGTTGCTGAAACTGGTTCTCGTTCAGAAACAACTGGATACACCACAGCTTTAGAGGAAATACCAACACATGAGCTTTATGCACTTGTGGATATTTCTACACAGCAGTTGGATGATTCAGCGTTTAATATGGAAGCAGAAATGCAGTCAGAATTTGCTACACAGTTTGCAAAGGCTGAAGGTAACTCTTTCATCGTTGGTGATGCCGTAGGCAAGCCAGAGGGTGTTATAACAAATTCTAGCGTTGGCACAACCAACTCTGGTAGTGGTACACTCCTAACTGGTGACGGTCTCATTGAACTCGTACACGCAATTAAGTCTGATTATGGGCAGAATGCTACATTTATGTTCAACAGAACGACTCTTGGTGCTATTAGAAAGCTGAAGGATTCAGCAGGACAATATGTATTCCAAGCAGGAATGATGTTAACAGCAGGTGTTCCAAACTCAGTTCTAGGGTATCCATATGTGGAAGCTCCAGACTTAGCCGATGTTGGTTCATCAGCAAAGCCAGTAATCTTCGGTGACTTCAGCAGAGGTTACATGGTCGTAGACCGTGTAAATCTTTCAGTGTTGAGAGACCCATTCACTCAAGCTACTTCTGGTAACGTCCGTTACGTTGCTCGAAGAAGAGTTGGTGGACAGGTAATTCTTCCAGAAGCTCTCCGAATTCAAGTAATCTCAGCTTAAGAGGGGGTATAAATGAAAGACTTATCAAATAACATAGCGACTGCCGTATCAATCAAAAATGCTGTAAAAACAGCTGCTGAGAATGGTACAGGAGTTGATTTGCAGGGTTATGAGGGTGCAACAGTAATGGTAGACGTTGGAGCAGAAGGTGACACACTTTCAAGCTCAGTACACTTCGAGGTTTCATTGGAGCATTCTGATGACAACTCAACTTTCACTGATGTAGCTCAAGCCGATATTGTGGATGGCACAATCTCATCTGGTGGTATCTTCTTAAAATTAGACGGTACAGCAGGTGGTAATCCAGACACAGCAGGAGATATCTTTAGAGTTGGATACAGAGGTGGCAAGCGATACATTAGAGTCGTTCTAGCCAAAACTGGTACACACTCAAACGGTACTCCGATAGGAGCATTTATCGTCAAGAGCCATGCAAGGCACACTGGTGATAACGCATTTACTGCACACGCATCCTAATTGTTAGCTAGTGGAGAGGGGAGCAATCCCCTCTCTATGTGAGATATTGAAATGAAGATAAAAATTACAAAAAGTATTATTGGCACAGCGAATGCTCAAGGGTCACATACCAAGATGTATGCACTTGGAGAAGAGTTTGTGGCTATAGAAGAATGGCAGATGAAGTTAGCTCATCAGTTTATGGATGCAGGTTGTGCTGAAGAAGTAAAGACTGTTGAGCCAACAGAGACAAAAAAAGTAAGAGCTAGAACCAAAACAGGACATTACAAGGCTGATGACCCTAGCACACCAGACGTAGATGAAGCATGGGAAGAAGCACCAGTTAAGAAATAATCAAGGTGATCTATGAGCCGAACACTTGACGCAAACATTACATCGGCAATCACATCCGACAATATCGAGCCATTTTTTGCTTTTCAGATAGCTTTCGACACTACAACCCTATATCTCTACACAGGAGTCGGAGATATTACGGTAGGTGGGAACACCTATAGAGGAGTTGGAAGCGTTATTAACTTTGACAATGTAGAAGAAAGCTCTGATATAGGTGCTAAAAACGTCACTATTACTCTGAGTGGTATTCCGTCATCAAATCTGTCACTGGCTCTCACAGAGCCGTATCAAGGCAGAGAAGTCACAATTTTATTCGGCATACGAAATGCAAACCTCTTGTTTTTGGCTAGTGAAGACGGAGAATTTATATTGTCAGAGACAGGTGGCTTATTAGATGTTTCTTCTGGTAATTTAGATAATGATGCCACTTCAACTCTATTTGTTGGGTATTTAGACCAAATGGATATAAATGAAGGTGCAGAATTTAGTTCTATCACAGTAAGATTAGAGTCAAAGTTATTAGAATTAAACAGGGCAAGAGTTTTGAGATACACCTCTGCTGTACAAAAAGCTTTATATAGTGGAGACAAAGGTTTAGATTTTGTCGATCAATTACAAGGCAAGACTTTCAACTGGGGTAGAAAATGAAGAAGGATACTTGGGAGAAAGACCTTGAAATATATATTGAAGAAATCCGTAATAAGCCATTTGATTGGGGTATTCACGATTGTGTTGTGTTTGCAAATCAAGCTATCAAGGTTCAGACTGGCAAGGGTTTTTTTGATGAATTTTTACCAGACTACGATACGGCTATAAAAGCCAATAGAACTTATAGGACAATGCTCCTAGAAATGAATGTCGCAACTATCAAAGATGCTATAGATACAAAACTGACACGATTTATAGGTATGATACCACCAAAGGGCAGTATTGTGTGTGCATTAGAGAGACAAAGAATAGAATATGGCATAGGGCATAAACTGGGTGTAGCTATAGATCATAGAGCAGGTTATTTAGGATGGAACGGTTTGCAATTTGAAAAAATAAAGTCTGGAGATGTATTTTGGACTGTAGACTAATATTTAGCTTTGCTTTGGCATTATGCCTTATACCAAGCGTAACCTATGCCAATCCATCAACTATAGTATATTACGCAGTAACTGCGTTTAATTATATTGGAGGTACGGCTACTGTAGCTAAAATTGCAACATATGTGGCTACATCTGTTGCAACCAACTATATTTTAAATGCCCTTGCTCCACAACCAGAGATGCCAAATCTTAACGGACTGGGTTCATCTAATGGTGGAGCTACATCACATGGTACGACAACAGTTGGGGGGTACAATATATCTGGTATAGCAAGTGCTGCCGATCATCAGATTATATACGGTCAGACTAGAGTTGGTGGGGTTATAGTATTTAAAGAAGTAACAGATAATAATAAATTTCTTCATGTGGTTTATGCTATGGCAGGACACATTTGTGAAGAAGTGTCTAAAATTTACTTGAATGGTGAAGAGCTTACTATTGACGGAAACAATTTTGTTACATCACCTACAAAATATGTAGACGGAAGTGACAAGTTCATAAGAGTAAAAATACATCTGGGAGATCAAACAACAGGAGACAGTGATCTAGTTTCAGAAAGTACAAAATGGACATCAGATCATAAACTGAGAAACATTACTTATATTTATGTGCGATATGAGTTTCAAGCAGATGCTTTTCCAAACGGAGAGCCAAGTCTAACAGCACTTATCAAAGGAAAAAAGTTGTATAATGTTAATACAGGAGCAACAGCATGGAGTGATAATACTGCTCTAGTCATAAGAGATTATCTAACAAGCTCTTACGGACTAAATATTCCTACAGGAGATTTAGATGATACTGCTTTTGCTTCTGCTCAGACGGTGTGTGACACAACTGTAAATCTGGCTGCTTCTTTAGGTGGGGGAACACAATCTAAATACACTGTTAACGGTGCTCTCACCACAAATGTAAACCCAAGAACTGTTTTACAAAAGCTTGTAGCGTCTATGGCAGGAATAATGTGGTATTCACAGGGCAAATGGAGAGTAAAAGCAGGTTCATATACTAGTCCAGTTATCACCCTTACAGAAGATGATTTAAGAGGAAATCTTGCTATTCAAACACGGCAAAGTCGGAGAGATAACTTCAACGTAGTCAGAGGAAAGTTTAGAGGTGCAGAAACAAATTTTCAAAATACAGACTATCCAGAGATACGATCAAGCACATTTTTGAGCATAGATAACAATGAAGAAAACATTATCGACTTAGAATTACCATTTACAAACACAAGTTCTATGGCACAGAGGATAGCTAAAATAGCGTTATTCAAGAATAGACAGCAAATAGTTGTCAAAGGTACGTTTTCTATGAAAGCTTTGCAGGTGCAAGTTGGTGATATAATACAACTCACAAATAGTAGACTAGGTTTTAGTGCCAAGACTTTTGAAGTTCAAAATTGGGTATTCACACCAGATTTACAGCAAGGTCTTACGATAGCACTCACTTTAAGGGAAATTTCCAGTGCTGTTTTTGACTGGGATGCAGAAGAAACACAATTTGAGTCCGACAATACTACTTTGTTAGACCCATTTAGCGTTCCATCTGTAGGTATTACTGTTACTAGCGAGTTGAGAGTTATCAACGAAAAAGTCTCACAGGTTCTTATAATTACAACATCTATGAGCACAGTGGATGCTTCAAGGATTGATTTTGTTGAAGTTGAGTTTAGAAAATCTGCTGATTCCGATTTTAAAGTAGTAGGTACTGGAGAGTTAGGAATATATGAAGTCTTTGATGTGGAAGATGGCTCTTTTGTTGTGCGATCAAGAGCGATAAGTACATTAGGTGTTAAGGGTACTTACAACCAAACAACGGCAAATATCGCAGGACAGGGTGTAGCACCTGCTGACGTTGTAAATTTTGATGCAATTGTTTCTGGAGATAATGTAATATTGGGATGGGATGCCATAGCTGATTTAGATTTATCTTTTTATACCATAAGGTTTTCTAGCGAAACATCTGGTGCTACTTGGGCAAACTCCACAACTGACACAGAAAAAGTACCTAGACCTGCTACCACCTTTTCAGTTCCTGCTCGTTCTGGCACATATATGATAAGAGCCTACGACAAAACAAACGTAGCATCAGCAAACTTTACATCTGCTGTTGCCATACCTACAACAAGTTTGGTGCAATTTAGTAACGTAGCGACACAAACAGAAAGTCCTTCTTTTTCTGGTAATAAAACAAATTTGCAGGTGACAAGTAGTGCCCTGAGAATGACAGATGTTTCGGACTCCAGTGACCCAATATTAAACACAGGTGAATATATATTTTCTTCGGATATAGACATTGGGTCAACGAAACTTGTAAGAGCAGAAATTATTGTAAATACGATACGATTAGATACAGCAGGTAGTATCAATGACTGGGATAGTATTGGTGGAGGTAGCACTCTTTGGGATCAATTGACTGGAAACGTAGATGATTTATCTGGCACAACATCTCAACAAAAAGACTCTGATGTTCAGTTTTTTATCGAACCATCCACTTCCAATTCCTTTACAGGCACTTATCAGAGATTTAGAGCAGGTTTCTTTACTGGAAGATATTTTCGTTTTAAGGTACAGTTAAGAAGTACATCAACAAATATAACACCGAATATATCATTACTTAAAGCAGAGGTTAGATATAATTAATGGCAAATCACGATTACAACATAGCAAACCAGACAGCACCTAGTTTTCGTACTGATCTGAATAACGCACTTCTTGCTATAGTTTCAACAAATTCTGGAGGGTCAGCACCATCTGATACTTTTGCAAATATGCTTTGGTATGACACAAGTGCAAATCAACTTAAGATGAGAAACGAAGCCGACTCTGCATGGATAATTCTGTTAGAATCCGATCAAACGAACGCTAGAGTCAACATAATTACAGATGATATACAATATGCTACTTCAGCAGTAACTGAGGTAAAAAATACTTCTGGAACAACGGTTTTATCCCTACAAGTGCCCACTCAAAATACAGCAGAAGCAGGAACAGAAACAACACAAGTTATGACTCCACTTAGAACAAAACAATCTATACAGGCAAATGCCATTACATCAGTAGTTGCAGGTACGAATGTATCTGTATCGACATCTAGTGGAGCAGCTACGGTAACTAATTCTATGTCAGCAGGTTCTGGACTTAGCTTAAGTGGTGCGTCCATGAGTCTTAACTCTATAAGTGGATTGACTAATGTGGGTTCATATATACTAGGTGTGACATCTTCCAGTGGAGGATTGGCTGCAGGAGCTACAGTTTCTGGAAGCAATCTTTATTATGCAGGACTTGAGTTTCCTTATGGTTTTACAAGTTCTGGTAGTGTTACTAATGACGGAGCAAGAATATTGGCAAGTCCTACAAGTGTAAGTAGTGGTACTTGGAGGTATCATGGTAGAACAAATTTCAATAGTGCGTCTGGACATTATGGTTGGGGTGTTTGGCAGAGGATTTCGTGATGATAGAGATAAAACAATATAAAAATGCAAAAATCGTAAATGAGAATGGTGATATAGACTGTGAGATAAAACATCCAGTACACGGATGGATACCTTTTACAGTCAATTTAAACGACAATGGAAGCGATATAGATGTAAAGAAGCTAAGTGACAGCATTAATCTGAATGGAGACGCACAAGCGTACAAAGCACCCACAGATGACGAAATAAATAAGCAAAAAGCACAACAAGTTAGAGATGCCAGAAATTATATTCTTACTTTTGAGGTAGACCCAATAGTCTCAAACCCACTTAGATGGGCAGATATGACTGAATCTAAGCAAGATGAATGGAAAAAGTATAGGCAAGACCTGCTTGACATAACTAAACAAGCTAAATTCCCAAAAGTTGTGACTTTCCCAAAGAAACCAGAATGATATGGCAGTAGGCAAGCTTAGACATAAATTGTATGTACAAACACAAACAAGGACAAGCGATGGTGGTGGCTCTCAAAACGTCACATATAGTGATTCGTTTTCTGTATTCGGCATGATAGAGCCAAAAACAGGCTCTGAGAGGGTATTTGGAGACCAATTAGAGGAAAGAATAACACATATTATTACTACACGGTTCAATAGGAGCATCACCTTTAAAAACAGACTGCAATATCGTTTCAATAGGGATGGTGCAAGCTATACAAGGACATTCAACATTAAAAGAGTGATAAATAGAGACACTAGAGACAGATATTTGGATATTTTAGTAGAAGAAGGAGTGGCTACATGAAGGTTTCTGTTAAGATTGACAGAGAAGGCAAGAATTTGACTGGGATAAGTGCAGATATTCGTAAAAAAATGCAACAAGTCATAGTATATGGTATAAATGCTACAAGAAACACTGCTGTAGACAATATTTTGCGTGGTGCAAAAAGTGGAGAGACGTATGTAAAGTACAATCCAAGAAGAACTCATCAAGCATCAGCATCTGGTCAGTTTCCTGCAAGTGACACAGGCTTTTTAGCAAACAATATTGTAACTAACCTACAGGGAAATGGCTTAGAGGGTGAAGTAATTAGCCAAGCAGAGTACTCACAATATTTAGAGTATGGCACATCAAAAATGGGTGCAAGACCCTTTATGCAACCGTCTTTGGAGCAGAATAGACCAAAAATAAGAGCTAGATTAAGAAAGTTATTGGGATAATGGCACTACATTCTTTCGCGTTACAACAAGCAATATTTACAGCCTTAGATGGAGCAACGATAAATGATGTAGATGGCAATGCTATTACTGGAGTTTTTGATGATGTTCCAGAGAATACGGCTTATCCTTATGTTGTTATAGGCGAAGAGACAGCCACAAATATAGACACGAAAGATAAAGATGCCCATGAGCACACCCTTACCATCCATGTCTGGAGTCAGTACAGGGGTAGAAAAGAGATAAAAAATATTATGAGTTCAGTATATACAACGCTACATAATGCGAGTATAACTGTAAGTGGTGCTTCCTTAGTGAATATCAGACATGAGTTTGAGAATACACTAACCGAAGCTGATGGAATAACTCGACACGGAGTCATGAGATTTCGAGCCGTAGTTTTTGATAGCTAAAGGAGAGCAAAAATGGCAGCACAAAGAGGTAAAGCCTTATTATTAAAAATTGATATCAGTGGAACAATGACAACTGTTGGTGGAATGAGATCAACATCCATGACACTTAACGATGAAGCCGTAGACATCACTAATAAAGACAGTAGTTCTTTTAGAGAGCTACTTCCTTCTGGTGGTATACAGTCTATGACAATCACTGCATCTGGTGTGTTCACAGATTCAACAGCAGAAACAACATTGAGATCAGCTTATGGAACATCAACTTTCAAAAGCTACAATGTTATTGTGCCAGATTTAGGCACTTATGCAGGTACATTTATGATAGCTAGTCTAGAATATTCTGGTGAGTACAATGGCGAAGCTACTTACAGTGTCACTCTAGAATCATCTGGAGCGATAACATTTACGGCTGCTTAATAAATGGCTTGGACAGAAACAACTATAACAAATAATAAAAAAACAGATTACCCTGTTTTTTTTAAGAAGAAGAATGGCGAATATACGTTTGCTTTTACTTCAGCAGTCCAACTGGACGGAGTTCACATAAGTCGTGGACTGGATAAGACTTTTCTATGTGGTGGTCATACACACACCGTTACATCAGTAGAAGATGTCGCTAATCGTGGCGAAGAATTTATCATAACAACAAAAGTGGAGTATAAGAAAAATGTCAAATCAACTAAGAGGGGAGATTGAGATCAAGCTTGGAGAGCAGACTTACAACTGTAGATTAAACTTTGATTCTCTAGTGCGTATTGAAAATACTTTAGATACACCGATTTTAAAACTGGCACAGAAAATTTCTGAAGCAGAATTAAAGGTAACAGAGATTAGTTATATCCTTTTTACAGCCATAAAAGGTGGTGGTAAAAACATTACAGAAAAAGAAGTAAGCGATCTCATATGGAAAGTTGGTTTTGTTGACGCTATAAGAGCTGTAGGAGAAGTTATTTCTATGGCATTAACTAGTGGTGATGACGAAAAAAAGTAAAGAGGGGTTCTGTAGTTGAAGAGATCAAGTGGAGAGACTTACTAGAAACTGGGATTGGAGTGCTTCAAATGACACCAGAACAATTTTGGAATTTAACAATGATAGAATTTTCTTGTGCAGTAGAAGGTTTTAGTAGTTTCCATGCTTCTCAATCAGATACCCCACTAACAAGAGATGAGCTACAGGATATGATGGAGAGGTATCCAGACTAATGGCAACAGCAGACGAACTCATAGTCCGTATCAAAGGTGACTTAAGCGACATTACCAAAAAGCTTAAGCAACTTGAGCAATCAACAGCAACTACAACTAAAAAGGTAAGTACAAACTTCAATAAAATTGCTTCAGTAGCGAAGCTTGCTGTAGGTGCTGTGGTCGTTCAACAACTTGCTAGAGGTGCGTCTGCCCTAGTAAGATTTGCGTCTCATGTCGAAGAGATGCAAGCAAAATCCTCTGTGGTCTTTGGTCAGTTTGCTACACAAGTAAGATCACAATTGTCTAAATTTGGGGATGAGGTCGGAAGAAGCACATTTCAGTTAGAAGAGATGGCATCTCAGATACAGGACACTTTTGTTCCTATGGGATTTGCCAGAGGTGAAGCATCACAGTTATCAGTACAATTGACGAAGCTTGCAACAGACGTAGCATCTTTCAATAATGCCAGTGACGTTGATACTATGAGAGCTTTTCAAAGTGCTCTGGTAGGTAATCACGAAACAGTACGAAGATTTGGTGTTGTAATTACAGAAGCAACTCTGTCACAAGAATTGATGAGGATGGGCATCAATAAGCTTTCTAAAGATGCTACCAATCAAGAGAAGGTGCAAGCACGACTCAATCTATTATTAGCAGGTACAACTGATGCACAAGGTGACGCTGCTCGAACATCAGAAAGTTTTGCTAATCAGATGAAGGGATTAGGAGCTGCCTTGTCAAATCTTGGGGTTGCCGTAATGACACCTCTATTGCCACAACTTGCTGAGTTTGTAGGAATGTTGAAGGCAGGTGTCGTATCTATAAAAGAGTTTTTATACAATACTGGTATCTTATCTAGAAATTTAAGTCTCAACAGCGAAGCAACAAAAGAGCTTATACAAGCAGAAGAAAAGTTATTCGAGCTTAGAAGACAACAAGCACTACATGAACAAAATACAAGATTACCAGAAGCAGGAGCAGGAGCTTTATCTAGTGCAGAGCGAAGAGTCCGTAATATCAATAAGCAAATTCGTGCCAATGATATGCTCGCAAAAATACAAGAACGACAAGCTAGGGTAGCAGATGAATACAATCAAAAGCTAAGAGCAAGAGGAGAAGCCGAATCAACCATAAACGCTGCCATTGCAAAAGCCAAAGCAGAGCAGGAAGCACTTAAGGAGCAGATAAAAGCTACAACTCAATCTCAAAGAGAAGGCATCAAGGCAACATCAGAACTTACATCAGAGTTTATGACTATGGGTGAAGGTGGAGACAAGCTTAAAAAAGAATTGGCAGATATAGTTGCAGAGAATCATAAGCTTAAATCATCAATGAAAGAATTAGGAGATACAACAGAAACGACAAATGAAAGATTAGATAATGCAAAATCTATTGTTGAGTCTCTCAAAACACCATTAGAACAATTGAACGAGGATATAGCTGATTTGAAATTTGCTCAGAGTAATTTTACATCAGAGGAATTCACTGGTGCTATGAAAGAAATGGAGATGCAAATAAGGATGACTAATCCAGAATTTGTTATGTTCAAAGACGCATTAGAAGATATGGGGAAAAGCGTATCTCAGAGTTTGGCAGAAATGGTTGTCAACGGTAAGGGAAGTTTGACAAGTTTCTTAAATATTTTTAAGGATTTCATCAAACAGTTATTAGCAAAAACGATAGAGCTTGCGATTATAAATCGAGCAATAAATTCTATACTCAGATTAGAAGGAACTACAGCAGAATTACCAACACTTCCTGCTAGAGCAAGTGGTGGTACAGTACAGCGTGGAAGACCCTACATGGTGGGCGAACGCGGCCCAGAAATGTTTGTTCCTAATACAGGTGGTCGTATAGTTCCAAACGGTGCACTACCTAAAGGTGGAGGAACAACCGTTGTTAATCAAAATCTCAATTTTACAACAGGCATACAGAACACAGTGAGAGCGGAAGTTCTTAGTATGCTTCCTGCCATTCAGGAAAGCACTCTACAGGCTGTTGTAGATCAAAAACGCAGGGGTGGCTCTTTTGGTCAGTTAATGACATGAGTATAACATATCCTCTCACACCACCATCCAGTCCACAGTATGTCACACAGCAATGGTCAATTATTAGAGGTGTAGGCATATCAGAGTCTCCATTCACAGGGGTACAACAGACTGTAGAGTTTGATTTAGCTAAATGGAAGGCAGTGCTTTCTTTGCCACCTATGAAGCGTTCACAGGCACATGAGTGGGTTAGTTTTTTGGTAAAGTTACACGGTAGACGAGGTACATTTTTCTTAAGTGATAACGATGCTAGAGCACCCCAAAATAGTATAAGTGGCTCAGTAACAGTTACAAACGCTGCATCAGCAGGGGATATTGTTTTGACTTTGACTGGCACAACGGCATTTAGTGCAGGAGATTATGTTCAAATAGGCACTGGTTCATCTTCACGATTGCACATGGTTGTAGCCGATCAGTCTGGTGGTTCAACAATTCAGATAGAGCCTAAGTTAAAATCAAGCGTTGCACAGGGTACAACTATAACATACACCAATCCGAAAGGCATATTTCGTATGGATTCAAACGAATTGATGTGGGATACCAATGCTGTATCAGCGTATGGTATATCTTTTTCTTGTTCAGAGGTAGACTAAGATGATGACAATAATAGGCAGTCTGTTGGGGTTTGGCACAAGCTTTTTGCCAGAGGTTCTTAATTACTTCAAAAGAGGGCAGGAGCAAAAGTATGAACTTCAGAGAATGCAGATGGAAATGGAGATTATGGCAAAGAGGTCAGAGCTAAAAATAGCCGAATTAGATAAACAGGCAGAAATAAAAGAGACAGAGGGGTTATACAAGCATGATAATGTCGATGCAGGTGGGTTTATTAACGCATTACGAGGTAGTGTCCGTCCTATCATCACTTATGCTTTTTTTGGCTTATTCGTTGCCATTAAAGTAACAGCATTACTATCACTTATGAATCAAACTGGTATGCAATTAAACATGGCTCTTAGCACTATATGGGATGACCAGACAGCAGGATTATTCGCTGCCATAATGTCCTTCTGGTTTGGTAACAGAGCCGTCAGTAAATATTACAAAACAAAGGGAGCTTAACATGGCATTTCAATTATCACAGAGGTCATTAGACAAACTAGAGGGAGTGCATCCAGATTTAGTAAAAGTTGTAAAACTTGCCATCACATATACTGATGTAGACTTTGGTGTAATCTATGGGGTCAGAGACCTTGCGACACAAGAACGCTTGTATAAATCTGGGAAATCACAGACAATGGCTAGTAAACATTTGGTGCAAGAAGATGGGTTTTCACACGCTATTGATCTTATGGCTTATGATGGCAGTAATCCATCTTGGGATATTGTGGATTATGATAATATAGCTGATGCTATGCGTAAGGCAGGAAAAGAGTTAGGTGTCGAGATTATTTGGGGAGCTGCTTGGCATAAAATTCTTACAGTTTCACCAGACTCAGCCGAAGATTTAATGAATGAATATGTGGACTTACGAAGGTCAGAAGGTCGAAGACCATTTATTGATGGGCCGCACTTCCAACTTGCATAATGAAACGAAGAACTGGCTTATCTAAAACGCAGTCTATCAGATACGGTGGGTTAGTTGCTGTGATGTGTGGACGAACACCTTATCCATTTTTGTTAGATAAGCTCAGAGAAGGTGAGTTTGTACTTGTAGAGGATAGAAGTAATTCATTAGATGTGGTACTTACACAAAAAGGTCATAATGAGTTCGAGAGACTTACTAAACTGGCAGGATTACCGTCTTGGCAGGAAATCGAGCGTGTATGAACAAATATAGAAACGTCAAAACACAAATTGATGGCATTACCTTTGATTCTAAAAAAGAAGCAAAAAGATATACAGAACTGTTACTGCTAAAGAGTCAAGGTGTTATCAAAGACTTAGAATTACAGCCAAAATTCGATATTGTAATCAATGAAAAGAAGATTGCTTATTATAGAGCAGACTTCAAATACTTTGATATTGGACGGTATGAGTGGATAATAGAGGATGTAAAGTCTCCTGCCACAAAGACACCAGTGTATAGATTAAAAAAGAAAATCTTGGAAAACCAAGAGCATCCAGTTATAATTACGGAAATATAGCTATCTAGCTAACAATATGCTCAACTGAGCAGAGTATCCAACATTGTTTGACCCCATTTCGATTACAGCAAGTCTTGGAATCGCATCAACGGCTTTCTCGAACGTAAAGAGAATGTTTCAAGCAGGCCGCGATCTTGAAGCTATGTCTCAAGACCTGTCCAGATGGATGGGTGCTGTGAGTGATATTGATAATGCCCATAAGTCGGCAAAAAACCCATCTATGTTGAAAAAAGTTTTTGGAGGGGGGAGTGTCGAACAAGAAGCCATTGAAGCATTCGCAGCGAAAAAAAAACTTGAAGCTCAAAGGGAGGAGTTAAAGCAGTTTTTGATGTTCACACATGGTAGCCGTTCTTGGGAAGAATTGCTTCGCATGGAAGGAGAAATCCGTAAACGCCGCCAAAAGGAAATTTATGATAAGCAAAAATTTAGAGAAAAGATTATTACATGGGTTGCTGTTTCTATTGTTGTGTCTGTTGGCACTTTTGTTCTTATTGGGTTCATCTACACACTCATGGGATTTGATAGAGGTTGGTGGGGATAACTGTGTAAGAAAACAGGGGGGTCAAGAGACATTTGAATGGTTGTGTGCTCAAGACGGACGCATATATCTGGCACAGTCAGATAATATTAAGAACTGCTATACCTGCTTTCTCAAGCGATTTAGTGACTGGACTTGGGAACAGGAAGTCCGAAAAGGCATAAGAGAAGACCCAAAGTATATTACTTGCCGTAGATACAAAAGGAGAAAAGCAAAGAATGGACAAGAGGTTTGCTTATACAGAGGTGCTAATGACACTTATACACTTGTTGTAGAAGGACAGTGCCCAATAGAATTTCAATGCAAATACGAGCCGCACGGTAAAGAACCAAACATAGATAGCGTTGTGGATTCGTTGAATGAGAGTTTCAAAAAGTGACACAGGGGGTGAAATAGGGTAAAATGTTTTAGGGAGATGTAATAATGAAAACATTAGTGTTTGTTTTGGTCATTTTAAGTAACGGAAAAGTCGTAAATCAAGACCTAATGTTCATAAGTCTGCAAAAATGTATTGAATATGAAAGACAGATAAACAGGGAAGCCAGATTAATCACATATGATTATTCAGCTTATTGTAAACCAGAGGTAGTGAACACCAGTAGAAATAACAGGGGATAGTGAAATGACACAAAAAAAACTAGAAAAAGAATCCAAGTATGCAAAATACGATTTAGATGGAGATGGTTTAGTAAGTGACGAAGAGCTACAAGCAGTTAAAGAAATTAATGAAACAGAAGCAGAAGGAAGAAAACTTAGGGCACAGAGACGCATGGCTACTGCAAGTCTTATTGCTATGGGCATTTTTACTCTGTTGCTGTTTACTCCCCTTGTACCTCTAGAAAGATTAAAGGCTCTGAGTGATGTCAGTAATCTATTTTATATCAGTATGGCAGGTATTGTTGGAACTTATATGGGAACAACAGCATGGATAAGCCGAAAATAGTTCCAACCACAAAATATAAAATGCAGAGAAATGTTTTGAATAAAAAATTACATAGAAGATGGATGTTTGAAAAAATGCAAAAGGAATCTCAAAAGATAAAAGAAAAAAGGTCAGAGGGGGATTAATCCTCTGACCAATGACTTCCTTTTGTCGGAATAAACAAAGGAACATTTATTTTATCAATAAACGTGAAGGTATACAACACAAATGAAACTCAACTCAGCACTATCTTACGTTGGTCATAATTCTAGAGATGATAGAAACAAATTAGATTTTTATCCTACACCCAGTATAGCTACGGATGCTTTGCTTAAAAAACAGAAGTTTGTAGGTACAATATGGGAGTGTGCTTGTGGTGACGGTGCGATGTCTCAAGTGTTAGAAATGAACGGTCATAAGGTTGTAAGTACAGATTTAGTGGACAGGGGTTATGGAGAGTCTGGGGTAGATTTTCTTTTGGACAGAAGAAGAGTGCCTAACATTGTGACAAATCCACCGTTCAATCTGGCAACAGAGTTTATACTCCATGCACTAGATTTAGCTACAGATAAGGTGGCTATGCTGTCTAAAATATCGTTTTTGGAGGGTGTAAAGAGAAAAGAACTGTTATATAGCACTAAAAAGCTCCAGAAGGTGCTCATATTTAGCCGTAGACTGCCCTTTAAGAAAAAATCAACGGATAGTAAGTCAAATGGCTTAATGGCTTTTGCATGGTTTATTTTTGACGTAAACTATGAAGGTGAAGCAACATTAGATTGGGTGTAAGATGTACGAATATGCGATAAAAGAAGTTGTAAAGGTTGTTGACGGAGATACTGTTGATTTAATTATTGATCTGGGTTTCAGTCTGTCAAAGAAAGAAAGAGTTAGATTAGCAGGAATAGATGCACCAGAAAGCCGTACAACAGACCTTGAAGAAAAAAAGATGGGTTTGGAATCTAAAGAGTTTCTATCTAGAAGGCTCAATGATTGTGTTAATCTCAAGGTCACAACGGAAAAAGACGGAAAGTACGGTAGAATGCTTGGATGGATTTACTGTGGAGAGACGAATATAAATGAAGAGATGGTATATAGGGGTTATGCTTGGGAGTATGACGGTGGCACAAAAAAGAAAGACTTAGAGGAGTTAAGATCAAGACGGTAGCTGTAGCCATAGATACAAAAGATATTCATCATCTGGGATATGTGCAGGTATATCGTCTTCCTGCTCCTCTTCAAATACCATCTCGATCTGTTCATTCATTTAAATTTCCATTTGTAAAATATGTGACTGTCAATACGGACAGTTTTGGTTTTTTCTGACATCCATGACGGTCTTACATAGTAAGCATGATAAAACTCTGCTCCCTCTGTAATATCAAACACAATCCTGCCACTAAGAACAATACTGGCATATTCTCTAGCCATTAGCCATTGCTTACTCTCCCTGTTGACGTTTTCTGGCTTACCATCGCAATAAAATGAAAATTGACACGCATGGAGAACTATCTTGCCATTTTTGTATGTACGAGCTTGATATACTACATCACAAACGGTGTTAGGAAAGTGCTTGGATTTGACACGGTTTAACACGACTTGACCTACAGCGACTTGCCCTAACATAGACTCTGACCGTGACTCATAGTAGATAGCAAGAGCTAGGCATTCTTTGCTGTCTGCCCAACTCTTGAATCCTACAAGGCACATAATAAGTATGAAACCTAACCTCAACATTATGCTACCAACTCTGCCCACTGTTGGCTATTCAGCATAGACTTTATTTCGTCTTGTCTTTGTTGCTGAACAATATGCTTTTTACTCGTATCAGATGCACAGTCTCTAAGATGTGTAGACCACTCAGTTACAGCTTGATAGACACACCATAAAGAACCTTGTGCACCATTCCTGCCATAAGCACCACTACCGTGTATCTGTGCTACTTCTTTTTCATATAGGTCACACAAAGTATTCACACACTTTTGATTGATGTGTGATCTACCAGTTTTGATTTTACTGGCACTCACTTTCAATCTACCAAGAGTAGACTTGAATAAATCTACTACCTGCTCATCAGAGACCTTTGTATTCCACCACTTGTTGTACATCTCTGTATCCTGTGTGACAGCCGTTACAGCTTTTTGTATTTTAGCGTTAGCTGATTGTACATCAAAACCAACTGTATGCCTATGAGAACTGTAAGCTAATTGCTGTCCAGATACCAAAGTGTTGAAGCACACTTGATTGAGCCACCCAAAGAATGACTGGAACTTCCAACGCAGGTTGTAAGAGTTACGAGCTACATACTTTAGATATAAGTCGTGATCTCCTACTTTTGCATGATGGTTTGGAAACATTATTTCCATCATTGCCAGTGCACCGTTTTCGTAAGATGTCACTTTTATTTGAGCATCAGAGAAATCTAAGGCTGTCTGCATAGCTTCTAGTGCACCACCAAAAGCATCCTTGTGAGATAACAGCTTATACTTAGACTTGACTATACCAAATAAATCATCTGTATCTGTGCGTCTGACGAACTGACCCATCTCTTTGGAAATCATTTTATCTCCATCGTAGATAGGCTGTAGCTCAACTGGAAAGTCCACTTCAGCTAGAACTTCATCTATATTTACATTATTACTAAAATCTAACATTACAATTCTCCTTAATTTAATATTGAGTGACCACGATTTTGTAGGCACTGTTTGAACATCAACTTTTTGAGAAGCAATCTATCAACTATGCTTGCTTCCTGTCTGATGATTTCTTTGCATTCCATTTTATCTCTGATGATCTCTCTAGGCTCTTTACTACCTCTAGGGTCTATGATAAAACTGGAACATGACGATGTAAGTAAAAATAGAACTAAATATTTTTTCATTACGAATCTTCCTTCAAACTAGAGAGGGGTTAAACCCCTCTCCTCTTTCTTCTGTTGATGATTACTTGATCGAACTCTTGTCCATAAGAGTAGGGCAACCTGTAACGATAGCACAGTGTGTCACCAGTATCATGGCTGTATGGGTCAAAAAAATCCTCTGCATCCATTAACCATTCGATAGCCTGTGCTCTACCTCTAGCACCTATCTTGATAAGGTTAGCAATCAAATCATTGAAACTTTTAATTGCTTTGTCCTGCATCTTTGCTTCTCGTCTATCGTTTTCAGCAAGCTGTTCACCTAAGTAATCCCATTCTTTGTTCATACTCTCAACGTCCATTGAGTAAAACGCATGGTCTGGTGAAGGTCTAAACCCATTTACTTCTTTGTAGAAGTCACTGAAAGTTTGTACCATTTCTTCTTTTGTGTATTTAGTCATTTATTTTCTCCCATTAAATGATTCGTTTTGTACCTACAAAATTAGCAGATAACAAAATCATGTCAACACTTTTTTGAAGTTTTTTTAAATACTTGTTTAGAGTTCGTTTGGTGTCCAGTCGAAGTCTACATAATTCACTGGTCTGCTCATATCTTTGTAGCTCTCATTAAATGCCAGTAAATCATCTAAGGGTATCATGTAGACCGTCAAAGGCTTGGCTGTGTTGTTATAATGCTTCACAGGGAACTCTTTGGCAAATTCCTTAGTGCAATACAGTCCACCATCCCAGAGGGGTCTACCAGACTTATTTCTGTACTTAGAGAAGACTCTAACATCTCCTTTGGCAAATCTTTTTGTTGCTATACCAATAAGCATTTCTCCACCGTTCCAGATAGGTTTCTCCAGAAACAATTTATTTATTTTTGGCTTGGCATTATTACTGGTTGCTAAAGATAGGTATCTCTGCTGACAGGTAGCTCCGTCAACCCTCATCTTCTGTCTGTTGTATCGGATTATGAGTCCACCACAGTAACTGCCCTTTAGCACCTCTCCTTTGGGCACTGAGACTATTCCATTGATGCACTGGTAGACATTTGTTTCATGTGGCATATCCATCTTTGTCTCCATTCTTTGTTAATAGTTTATCACACTTTTTCTTTATCGAGAGTATCCACCGTATCTCTTCCTGTGTCATGTCAGTTGTTGCCGAAGAGACTGTGATGTAAAATTCTGTCAGACCAATAATGGTTTTGAGTTCTTTAGGGGTGAATGCCATTGACTGTAAATCTTTGACACTCACCCTTATGAAGTCCTCAGTTGCCACTAATCATCCTCAAGTTTTCTGCTGTGCAGTGGTCATCTAAGGCACAAGCTACCCACATTCCCTGCTGTAAGAAATATAGAAAAATCATAAACACCGTACCCCAAAAAACGTAGTAGCCATATTCGTACATAAAGTTAAACATAATTGCTATCCTCTGAAGTTGCTGTTTTGGTTCTTGCCCAACTAATAGCATCCTCTAAAGTGCTATGCCTAGTCAAGTCAAAGTGACCGTCTGTATAAACGACAAACTGGTTGCCCTCTTTTTCGATATAAAACTGGTTGTTATCCCATAGAACTCCCTCTGGTAGTCCATGCGTGACTTCATTAGAGGTATCCAACTTGTGTGTGAATATCTGATTGAAAAGATTTTTGATATTAAACTCCATGCTCTTGCTCCATTTGCTTTTCTTCTTTGATTGCTTGCAGTGACAACTCTGTTCTCAGTGACAGAATTCTCTTGATAAGGTCATCATAATTTCTGTGCTCACCTACAATCTTGTCAATGTCTTCGATGATTTGTAATTTTTCCATATCACTGCTCCTCTATGCCTAAGATGGTAAATCTTTTACGATGCCATTCAGTTCGTAGGTACATATCATTGAGATGACGGACTAAATCTCCAAAGGTTTCAAATCTTGCTTTTTCTAACAAAACTTCTTTATTTCGAGAAGATATACAACAACCTCTCATAAAATCTTTTTCTTGAATTTGTATAGCGTAGTGCATTTTTTTCTCCCATTGTTATGGGGGGTGTTACCCCCCCTGTTAATTAACTGTCTACTCTTACACCGATGCCGTAGTAGACTTCTTGTGTAATTATCATCTCAAGAGTTCTGATAAAGTTGTAAGTATCATTGACTCTGTGCTTTTTTATCAAACCTTCTACGAAGGTCTTGAATTGAGCTTCTGTTACATACCAAGATTTTTCACCTGCTTCTCTGTGAGTTTTTCTAAGAGCTACGATGTCTCTTTTGATTGCGATTGATAAGTTCATTTTTTGTCTCCCATTGAGTGATTCGTTTTATACATACAAAGTTACAGCAACATAAAAGAGTTGTCAAACACTTTTTTGTAGAGTTAGTTAAATGCTATATTTTTATGGCTCTGATGTTAGCTTGCTTAGTTCTCCAAGCTTCGATCTTTGCTTCTGCTCCAGTTCGAAGTGCTCTCATATTCTCATCATTGAATACAGCCTTCTTAAGTTCTTCGAGGTGTTCAATGTATTTCGGATGAGCTAGAGCTTCTCTTTCCTGTGCAGATATCGGCAGGTCAGTAAATTGCTTCATCAGTATAGCCTTAAGGGTTTTTTTATACTCTTCTGCATAAACTCGTTCTGCCTTGTGACGAGCCGTTATTTCTGCTGTATCTCTTAAATAATCTACAGCTTTATCTATCTCGTCATCACTTAGTGGGTTTTCTCTTTCCAGTCTGTCCATTTTCTTTCTTCTTTTTCTCTTCTAATTTCTTCATTGTCTCTATAGTTTTCTTTTTGAAAAATCTATTGTTACGTTGCCATATATCTCTAGGCACTGGCTTAAGCTTTAGAAGTTCTTCAATATCATCTGTCATTTTGTTCCTCTTGAAATAAATTCCACAATCGTTCTGCTGTATGTCTACCAAATGTTTTATTTAAACCATAAGATTTCCAGAACTCATCTTCATTTCCAAACTTGTGAAGCTCTGCGTGATGTCTGTAACAAAGTGGCACAGTATTGTTGTCACTTGCTCTCATGCCTGTTCCCCTGTGTCCATAGTACGGCTTCAACAGGTGATGAGCTTGTATCTCACCTTGACAGGCAGTCCATCCTCTCAGAATACATCTGAAGCTCACAACGAACTCCAGATGCTTTCTATTTCTGATAGGCTTTGTTTTAGGCAGTAACATTAGATAGGAATATCCTCAAACGAATCACCCTCTTTATAATCGTTTGTTGGTGCTCCGTCATCCTCTAGTTTTTGTACCTTAAGAGAAGTTTGCTGATTGCCACCTTGACTGGTCTCCATCCACCCAGATAATTGATATGTGCCTTTGATGTCTACGTTCTGCACAATACCTCTGGAGTCTGGTCTTCTAGGTGTGTCAGTACCTCTAAGCTCTGGCTGTGCATCTGGATTTACTTTGATCGTTCCTATCTCAGCTAAAACGGACATAATCATATCTCCATCTCTATTCTTACGAGAAACACCGTAAATCCTGTGCTCTTCACCATCCATATTAATCTTACCCTGCTTTATCAGAGCCATCTCTTTCTTACCATCGGCACTCGTTGGAATATTCCAAAGAATGCCTTTGTTGGTATTATCATATTTTTTACTAGTATAATCGTTCAATGTCATCTCCTTGTATTGGTGTTACTTCTGAGAGTGGGTCTTTTGGTGGAATTTTTTTGGTAGTTTTTGCATTAGGCACTTCACCGTTATCATTCTTCGATGCTTCATTGCCATCATCATCACTTCCAAGTCCATACAATGCCTGTAAGCCATATCTTTTTGCATACGATATTGAGCTACCTAGCTTCTGTGGATTATCTTTATCATTAGCGTTTACAAGCACTGGCACTCGACTTACCAAAGTCTTCTCATCGTTATGATGATATATTGTTGTAGTTACATAGATATCTCTGGAAAGCTGTGCTGACTTCGTATTCTTGGTAACTCCTTCTTTATTGGTCACAGTTGTCTCCACATCAACTTTAAGCCAGTCGTAGTTGACTGTTTGAGAAAATGATAATCCAAACTCTGCTCCATGATTTACTGCATTTATTACAGAATCCAATGTAGCATACTTTGAACTAAAGTACGGATTGTTGCCATCTTTCGTAGCTGATATATTCAACTGCTGAAATTTAGCTAGTGCTTCATATAGTGGACTGTTACCTGTCCAAGCTGTTTGATTTTTCTCTGTCATATAAATCTCCATATTTTCTTTGCTTCGTTCTTCATTTTATCATCCCATGCCCAGTGATCGAAGTTGGGGTGGAATGACTGGGTTAACTGCAACGGACTGTCAGAAGTGCTTAAGAACCTCATCAATCCCATGCAGATATCATAAACCTGTCTTCTGTAAAGCTGTAGCTCGTCCAGTTTGAAGGTCTGATATCTCTTTGGTGTTACATAATCAACAACCATAGGTCTGTCAGTATACACCATTGAGTAAACTGCCATCTGTCTTTTCACTGTCTCTGGACAGATAGAAGGCATCTTACTAGTTGTTTTCAAGTCGAGTATAAAATCATCAAACACAAAGTCGATGTATCCAATTATAGGTATAGGCAAGTCACCATACTGAACCTCTACTTTCTCTTGGTAGTTTACAAGATTTGGATAGTCGTTATACTTATGTTTTACCATATCGTAATACGGCATAAGGTTTTTTATTTCCTCAACTGCTTTCCCTGCTTCTACATCTATTTGCTTGTCGATTAGATGTTTGATAAATACTTCCTCTAGCTCTTTCGCTGTGATTATATCACCTTTTGCAAGCCATCTCTCAAGTGCCCACTCTATTATCTGCCCTCTCTGTGCAGATGCACCATAGTCTGAGTCAATCTTCATAAGATACTTCAAGCACCATCTGCATGGGTCAGTCACCCAAAGATTTATACTTGATGCTGACAGGTGGTCTATTTTGTGTACGGTAAAAGGGTTATTATCCATTTCGTCTCCTTAATATGTAATCATGTTCAATCTTTCCTAGCTCTGGATTGCCGACAGTTTGCTCTTCTACCCACTTCTGTCTCTTCTCACCATTCTTGTAATGGTAAGTGTGCCAGTGACCTCTGCGTGTATGCTGTCGTTTCGGAGAGCCAAATCCCTTAAATATCTTTTCGTATTTCTTGACACCAAATGGTTTAGGTAAATCTATCTCTAAAACACGAAGCTCGTTTCTGGGCACGATGCCACCATATCTAATTCTTCTTGGGATAGATGCCATCTCTGCTCTTTCATACACATGATGCTGATAGTTCAGTAAAGCTAAAACAGATATGATAAATCTAATATCACCTTCACTAGTGCTTACTGTTGTGTCCATCCATTTTTCAAAAGGTGTTATATCACCTTCTTGATTCCATTTTGCAACTCTTTCCATGCCATAATTAAATGTGTGAAGTTCGTGCACTCCTGTAGCCAATTGCCTTACACAATTACTTAGGTAAGTATTATTTGGGTGCATTTGAGTATAGGTGTATCCCATAATCGGATATATTGTTTCCATGAAAGCCTTATTATAATGTTTGACAGGGAAACGCTTCATCCACTCCATTTCTTGCTCATTGGACATTGTTAAACTAAGGGGAGCAAAAAGAATTTTACTTGCTAATCCATGCTTGGAAACTTTACCCATTTTTATGAAACCTTGATAACAAAAAGAATCTTCTGGATATATAGGTTTCTCCCAGTCAGATGATTTTTCTTTCCAATGAAACATTTTATCTCTTTCTTGTGTTCGATGAATTCTATATCCAACTTTTTGAGCTTGTTCACTTCTGTCAATACCTTCCATTTGCATTCCTTGACCTATCAAATACTCTCTGGTCAAGTGCATTCTCTTTCTTTCATCCCATTCAATCCACATATTGTTAAATGGTGGTTTGGCTTGTCTTAACATTCCTAAGATAGCTTTAGGATGTGAGTAGCTTGCAACAATGGCACTTTGTAAGAGAGAATCACTTATGTAAAACCTCTGTGCACCTAACATATCTCTAAGAAAATTTCTCCTCACAAGCTTGTTAAATTTATTGTTATCGTATCTAACAAAAGCTCTGTTTGGATTTGCGACACCTGCTAGTATCTCATTGTATAAATCGTCCATGTGGTTATCCTTATCTGGTTCTTCGTAACAGTTGTTGTACCACATAGAAAAGAGTTGTAAAGATATTTTTTTTGTTGTTTACAAAAAAACTTTATTAGTGTAGTGATGATTTAGAAAGGAGAAAAATATGAAACTACGAGAATACATAAAGTCTAATGGTATGACGATTCGAGGTTTCTCTAAGAAGCACAATCTCAATCATCGTAATGTAGAGATGTGGTGTCGAGGTGAACGTATGCCAAATTATAAAGACGCATTTACAATATTTGATGCGACTGAAAATGTGGTTACAGGGCACGACTTCTATATGACTTATGATGAGCGATACAAGCTTAATCAGAAAAAACGGACGGAAGTTGTAGCATGAGTTGGTCTGCTTTAGCTTGGGCATCAAAACAAAAAACAGGGTCAAGCAATAATAAGCTTGTTTTGTTAATATTAGCTAATTATGCCGATGAACAAAATAAATGCTTTCCCAGTTTTAAAAAGCTGTGTGAGATGACTGAGTTAAGCAGAGCAACTATAATACGATCTATAAATAATTTAGAGTTGTCTGGTTTTGTGACTAGAGAAGAAAGATACTCTGAATTTGAAGGAAGAAATCGTCAAACGAGTAACCAATATACTTTACAGGTAGGGTGTCAGTCTGACACCCATGAGTCTCAGAGTGAGACCCCCCCTCGTATCACAGTGAGACCCCATATAACCAATCATAAAGAACCATTAACGTATACAGAAGAGTTCGAGAGGTTTTGGAAGGTCTATCCTAACAATAGTGGTTCTAAGAAGAAAGCTTTTGAGTCTTGGTTAAAGGCTACTAAAAGCTCTATTTCTCAAGAAGAATTGTTTAAGTTATGTGAAAAATATAATAAAATAACTCTTGGCAAAGATGTTAAGTTTATACCTCATTGCACCACTTGGTTAAATCAGCAGAGATGGGAGACTGTGAAAGAAACTTCAACAAAACGAATTAACTTAAACCAACTGGTAGGATAAAATGGATTTTATACAAAAAGCAAAAGAAGAAGGATTACACATTCGTAACTACAGTTTTGGTCAACACAAAGAACGGTGTCCAAAATGCTCTCACTTACGAAAGAAGAAGTCAGATATGCCGTTGAGCGTTAACATTTCAAAAGATAGTATCACATGGACTTGTCATCATTGCGAATGGCAGGGTGGATTCAACGACAGAAATAACGTCACAGCATTCGAAAGACCTGCACCACCAAAGGACATAACAAGTCCTATCAGCACTGATCTATCAGAAAATGCAGGTTTGTGGCTACAAAACAGAGGTATAAGCAGGGTCACAGCAGAAAAGTTTGGTTTGTACACACTTAACAATAATCTTTGTTTTCCGTATTACTATGATGGCAAAGTCGTAAATATTAAGCACAGATCAAAGGATAAAAGGTTTTCACAGGAAGCAGGAGCACTCCAGACGTTGTTTAATATCGACAGACTCAAAGAAAGTTGGAAAGTAAAAAAGTCTGTTATCTTTGTCGAAGGAGAGATGGACGTTCTGGCACTGGCAGAATGCAGTATCAACAATTGTGTGTCTTTGCCTAACGGTGCACCGAAACAAGCTAAATATGCAGATGATGATAAGCGTTTCTCAGCGTTTGCTCAGAGCGAATGGATATTTGATGCAGATGAAGTCATTATATTTACTGACCAAGATGAAGCAGGGAAAGCTTTACAGCTAGAGTTAGTGCATAGATTTGGTAAAGATATATGCCGTTTAGTCAAACTACCAAACAGCGAAGATGGCACAATAATAAAAGATGCAAACGAAGCTTTAGTTAAATTGGGCAAGCAATCAGTTATAGATGCTGTGGTGAATGCAGAAGCATTCCCAATAGAGGGTGTCCATAGACCAAGAGAATATCACGATATGGTACAGGACATATATGAAGGTAAGACACAGAAGGCATATTCTACAGGATTTAAAAAGCTTGATGAAATCTACAAGATAATGCCATCTACATTCCACTTGGTCACAGGTATACCTAATCACGGTAAGTCAAACTTCTTAGATCAGATATTGATGAACCTAGCTGAAGATTTGGGATGGAAGTTTGCTGTTTACTCTCCAGAGCACTCCACACCTAACCATTTAAGGCGATTACTGGAGAAAAGAGTGCGTAAGCCATTCGATATAGGCGAATATGAGCGTATGAGCCAAGATGAGCTTAACAGTGGCATAGACTTTATAGATCATCACTTTCGTTTCATTGAAAACACCGATGCGATACCGACTATCGAGTATATCCTGCAGAAGGCAAAGGTTGCAAAGATACGATATGGTATCAACGGTCTAGTCATAGACCCATTTAATCAAATCAGTCCAGAGCGTGACTATAACAAGCGTGAAGACGAGCACATTAGAGATATCATTGCTAAATGTCAGCAGTTTGCTAGAAATCACCAAATAGTTGTTTGGATGGTAGCTCATCCTCACAAATTACATAGGAACGACAGTGGGGTAATACCACCACCAGACTTGTATCAAGTATCTGGTTCTGCACACTGGGCAAACATGGCAGACGTAGGATTAGTAATTCATCGAGACTTCGAGCACAACTTTACACAGATAATTACTAGGAAAATAAGAGAGCAGGGTGTATATGGTAACATTGGCATGGTTGAGTTCTTATTCAACATGAAAACACGGTGCTATCAATGATGGAGCAAGAGACATTTGGCTTTTACGAATCACTTAATGACTGGAGAGACGAGCTTGATGGCTTACCTGCTTACGATAATGAAGTACAGCCAGAGCCAGAGATACGAGCTACTTTCAAGTTTAGAAACAAAGAAGACTATGAGAAATTCAAAGAAAAGGTCAGAGAGCATCTGTATGATGGGCAAAAGGTCTTTGATGGATTGCAAAGAGAGACAGAGAAGCAAGCTTGGTATCCCCTTAAGGAAAAAGATTACAAGCTAGAGTGGGTGTGTACAGAGCCAGTCAATCCTAAATATCCAGTCTATATTGTCAGTAAGGGCAGGTGGGAGCGTAATCCTACATCAAAAGCACTTAAGAGAATGGGTGTACCGTTCTATATGGTTGTAGAGAAGGATGAGTATTGTAATTACAAAACATTAGTAGACGAGAGTCAGTTACTTATTCTACCTCAATCATATAAGGATGATTACGATGTATTCTGGAAAGATACCGACAACAGAACTGGAGCAGGGGCTGCGAGAAATTTTGCATGGGCACACTCTATTGCGAATGGACATGAGTGGCATTGGGTAATGGACGATAACTTGGAAGCATTCGAGCGTTTTAACAATAATCGTAAGATACCTGTAGCAGACGGTACTTGCTTTCGTATAGTAGAAGACTTTGTAAACCGATACACAAACATTGCACAGTCTGGTCTGGGATACAGTCACTTCTGTCCTGCAAATGAATGTAGACCTGCTGTACGGTTTAACACTCGTATCTATTCCTGCTTACTTATTAAGAATGACATCCCATATAGGTGGAGAGGGCGATATAACGAGGACACCGATCTATCCCTGCGTATTTTAAAAGATGGGTTATGTACGGCAGAGTTCAATATGTTTCTACAGAGTAAGAGAGCTACACAGACAGTCAGAGGGGGTAATACTGAAGAGTTCTATGCAGGAGAGGGAACATATAATAAGAGTAAGATGTTAGTAGATATGCACCCAGATGTAACTAGCCTTACTACAAAGTTTAACAGAGACCATCATCATGTAGACTACAGGCGATTCAAAATAAATAAGCTTAGAAAGAAATCAGAGTATCTAGTCAAGGAATATACCTTTGAATTGAGGGAAAGAGAATAAAGATGGAAATACAGCATGACCAAATGTATAGAAGATTTGTAGTATCTTATGAACCCAAATACTCACGAGGTTCTGATGATATTGATGACCCACTACCTAAAGATGCTTTCTTTGCTCATGTACATTGGAATTACAGAACGATAAACGATAGAACCAACAAAATTATGTATCACGATCTTGGATACGGTGACTTATACTTTTACAAGACATCAGATGCAGAATGGAGTTATGAGTTCCGTTTTAAATATGATGACGGAAGGATGGAGTTCCGTTGTGGTGATGTCTTAAGCAAGGTAGATTGTAATTGGTTTATGATGTGGTTTATTGAGTATATGAATGCAAGAGAGGAATGATTTAAAAAATTAATCGACATTGGTATGGATTAATATTATATAATTGGCAAAAATGTGGGGAAAATGGCGAACAAAGGTTTAAAATATAAAAAAATCACACAGGCTCAAAAGCTAGAGATTGCTGATTACTATATCAACGGATGGACTGATGATGAAGGAAATCTACAGTCTCCCACGATCTCACAACTGGCAGAAAAGTACGAAATGTCAGAGCATACACTGTATAAAATGGCTAAACAGGGTGACTGGAAGGTCAAACAACAGGAGCAGATAGTAAAATATCAGCAGGAAATCAGCAAAAAGAAGCGTGAAAAGCTGTCATTAGAGGGTGTTGCCATAGACGATAGGATTATCAATGTGTCGAAGCAACTGCTTGATAAGGTAGTTACAAATATACACAACAAGGAAACTCTATCTCCATATCAGATTGATAGTTTGGCATCAGCGTCTTTAAAGATACAAAAGATGGCTAAACTGGCATTAGGTGAATCTACAGAGAATATCAACATTGACACTAATACAGACACAGACGAGACTTTCAGAGAAGCTATCAGACTTCTCGACACGGTTAGAGCCGAACGTATCGAGACAGAAAGCGTTTCAAACTATAACTAATTGGACAAGTGGTGCACGGTGGAAGCAACTATCTCCAGTCCAAGATTATAATATATGGCTTATATTAGCAGGTAGAGGGTGGGGTAAGACTAGAACTGGTGCTGAAGATTGCATTAGATTTGCTTTTGAAAACCCAAATACAATCACAGCAGTGGTAGCACCGACATTTGGAGACCTTAGAAGGGTTTGTTTCGGTGGGGTCAGTGGGTTTATGAGTATTTTACCAGATGAAGTCTTTCGAGATAACAACAGGGAAACAGGTTACTCTGTTAGCCGTTCAGAGATAAATCTATATAATGGGTCTAAAATTATAGGCTTTTCTGCTACAGAACCTAATAGATTAAGGGGTTCACAGTTTCATAGAGCATGGTGTGATGAGTTAGCAGCTTGGCAATATCCAGAAACCTTTGACCAGTTGATGTTTGGATTACGTCTGGGAGATAACCCACAGTGTGTAATTACAACAACACCAAGACCTATCAAGATAATAACAGACCTGCTAAAGCGTGATGACATCTACATAACAAGAGGTAGCACCTTTGAAAACGAAGAAAACCTAGCAAAGAGTGCCCTTGATAGCCTTAAAGAGCGTTATGAGAACACCACAATGGGTAGACAGGAGCTATATGCAGAGGTCTTGACTGATTTAGAGGGTGCTTTATGGACATATAAGCAGATAGAAGATTGCCGTATACTGAAGGATGAAGTGCCAGAGCTACAAAGAGTCGTTGTATCTATAGACCCTGCTGTGACAGCAAATTCTCAAAGTGACGAAACAGGAATAATAGTAGTTGGCAAATCAAACAATAATCGCTACTATGTGCTAGACGATAGTTCTGGTAAATTGAGTGCAGATGCTTGGGCAAGAAGGGCAGTTGACCTTTTTTATCTATACAAAGCAGACCGAATTGTAGCAGAAACAAACAATGGTGGTGACTTGGTAGAGAGGTTAATAAGAAGCGTAGATGGGCAAGTGCCTTACAAATCAGTACACGCAACTAGAGGTAAACTGGTAAGGGCAGAGCCTATATCAGCACTATATGAGCAACAGAAAGTGCACCATGTAGGTTCATTTTCTAACTTGGAAGATCAGATGATCTCTTACACAGGTGAAAAAAACATTTCACCAGATAGATTAGATGCCTTAGTATGGGGATTGACGGAGTTAAGTAGATCATCGGCACAGGCAAGTTGGAGAATAAGTTAGATGCCAATACAGAAAATATCTGAACTTACAGCGATAACAGGCTCAAATACAGCTACAGATGACGTTTTCTTGGTTGTGGATACAAGCACCAACACGACAAAGAAGATTACTAGAGCAGAACTTAACAACGCAATCGAGCAGGACGTACTTGCATCTATCGACATAACCACTGCAAATATAGACGGTGGAACGATAGATGGTACGACTATTGGTGGTTCTAGTGCAGGAGCAGGTACATTTACAACGATAAACGGTGCTTCTGTAACTACAACAGGAGATATCACGGTAGGAGATGATCTTACTGTAAACGGTGGGGTGGTAGAGGTTAAGAACACTGGTGCTCAATCAGTAGTACGTTTCTACTGTGAGTCTAGCAATGCACACTATGCTGAAATAAAAGCACCTGCTCACTCAGACTTCTCTGGCAACGTAACCTTAACTTTACCTGCAACGACAGACACATTAGTAGGTAGAACAACCACAGACACCCTTACAAATAAAACACTTGCAAGTCCTACGATAAGTGGTACGGCTACCTTTAGTGCTGATATATCTATAGGCACATTATTTAAAATGCCAGACAACACCTCTGGCAAGATTTTGGTAGGTGATGGCACAAGTTATCAAGAAGTTGCTGTTTCTGGAGATGCCACAATTGCTTCTAATGGTGCTTTGACATTATCAAGCAGTGCTGTAGAAAACTCAATGTTAGCAGGGTCAATATCTGACAGCAAACTTGCAACCATAACTACAGCAGGAAAGGTAGACATAGGTGCATTAGAGATAGATGGAGCAACGGACATTGGAGCAGATTTAGCCGATGCTGATTTAATAATCGTAGATGACGGTGCTAACGGAACGGAAAGAAAATCTACTTTTACAAGAGTTAAAAAGCTCATTTACTCTGGATTATCAAGCGACTTAACTGCAAGTGCGTCTGGTGCAGTCACAATAGCAAACGGAGCAATAACCACAGCTAAAATAGGAGCAGATGCCGTAGATGGCACTAAAATAGCTGATGACAGCATTGATAGTGAACATTTAGTTGATGGTTCTATAGATACAGCACATATAGCAGATGCCAACATAACTACGGCAAAAATAGCAGATGATGCTGTAACCACTGCAAAAATAACGGATGCAAACGTCACAACTGCAAAAATTAACGATAGTGCTGTAACAAACGCAAAATTAGCAGGTAGTATTGCCGATACAAAACTCAATACCATCACTACAGCAGGTAAAGTAGATATCGGAGCTTTGGAAATAGACGGTGCTACAGATATAGGTGCTGATATTGTAGATGCTGACTTGTTGATAGTTGACGATGGTGCAAATGGCACGGAGAGAAAGTCAACTTTTACAAGAGTAAAGAAGTATATTCATTCATCAGTATCTGGTGATGCTACTGTTTCAGACAGTGGTGCTTTAACAATAGCAAACGATGCAGTAGAGCAGTCAATGATTGCAGACGATGCTGTGGGTGCTGACCAATTAGCATCTAATGCAGTTGTTACAGCTTCAATAGTAGATGATAATGTCACTACAGCAAAGATTGCTGATTTAAACGTAACAACGGCTAAGATAGCCAATAACGCTGTCACAGCAGGGAAAATAGCGAATAACACTATCACATCCTCCCAAGTTGATTCGACTATTGTGACCACGACTGGAACTCAAGACATCACAAACAAAAGTATCTTTCCTAGACATGGTACGGCTTCTAGTCCAGTCACCTTTACTGTGACAGTGGCAACAAAGACATCTGCACACCCATATCACGGTGACGGAAGCTCAAATGGCTATTACATCAATGGATTAGAGTCTCCTGCCATATTGTTTAGTGGTGTAGATGATACGACTTCAAACAGCGAATATGTGTACAAGTTCGATCAGTCAGATAGTAGTAATGGTGGACATCCTCTACGATTTTACTTAGATGCAAATAAAACCCAAGCTTTTACCACAGATGTGACAACTTCTGGTACAGCAGGGTCTTCTGGAGCACACACAACAATAAAAGTATCAGAGAATACACCCAATATTCTTTACTATCAGTGCTCTTCTCACGGTTATATGGGTAATCATGCTGTAGCTACAACAAGCACCTTCAGTAAAGGTGGTAAGCTCATACAGCTACCAAGCAGTGCAGGTACGTTAGTGGGTTCTGGGGATAGTGGCACGGTATCTAACACGATGTTAGCTAATTCGTCTGTAAACTTTGGGGGTATCAGCGTTGCATTAGGTGCATCAGATACTACCCCTGCCTTTGATTTAAGCGATGCAACCAACTATCCGACATCATCGTTGAGTGGTACGATTACAAATGCCCAACTAGCAGGGTCTATTGCTGACTCAAAGCTTAGTCAGATAACAACGGCTGACAAGGTAGCAGGGGGAGCAATACAGATAGATAGTGGCACAGACGGTACATCCATAACGGTTGCTGACTCAGATAAGTTTCTCATAGACGATGGTGGCACAACAAAGTACATAAATGCGTCTCAGCTATCCACATATATCAGTACAGGACAAGTTACAGCAACAAGTACAACAACACTTACTAACAAGACCATAGATGCAAACGGAACTGGTAACTCTATTACAAACTTAGAAGTGGCTGACTTTGCTTCTGGTGTTGTAGATACAGATATAGCCAGTGTGTCCAGTAATGATGATACTTTAGCAAGTGCAAAGGCTATTAAGGCTTATGTAGACGCACAAGCCAACGTAACAGGCACAGTGACTTTGGCAGGTACACAAACCATTACAAACAAGACAATAGACGCTGATAACAACACATTATCTAATATAGAGGTAGACAACCTTAAGTCTGGGGTGTTAGATACCGATCTGAACTCTGTATCTGGCAGTGACGATACTTTGGCATCGGCTAAAGCAATAAAAACATATGTTGATGCTAACACAAGCAGTGGTGTATCAGCAGGATTTGCGATAGCTATGGCTATTGCTCTGTGAAAGGAGAATAGATGGCACAGGACTTTGAACGCTCGATAGCCAGAAATGTGGGCACATCAGCCGTTACTATAATGACAAGTAACTCTGATGACACGGTTGTGGGTCTTAACATAGCGAATACAACAAGCAGTCAAGTAACAGTAGACGTATTTGTAACGGTTAGTAGTGCAGATTACTATTGGCTAAAGAGTGCACCTATACCATCTGGCAGTGCCATACAGATCATGGATGGGGGAGCAAAGTTTGTTTTACAGAGTGGGGATGCTCTTAAAGTACAATCAAACACAGCATCATCTCTTGATGTATGGTGTTCAGTAGTCGATGCAATAAGTTAAGGAGTTAGGATGGCTTACATAGGAAACAATACTGTACCTGCAAACTTTCAGACTATACCGTCTGTACAGCGTTTTAACGGTGATGGCTCTACAACAGCTTTTACATTAACCAATAAAATAGGCTTAGTGCAGGATATTATGGTGTCAGTAGATGGGGTTATACAGGACACAAGTGCTTACACAATAGCTTCCAATGGCACAACGCTAACATTTTCAGAAGCACCGTCCTCTGGAACAGGTAATATATTTGTCAATTTTTTAGCATTAGCCAATGACTCAGTAGTGCCAGAAGAAACATTCAGAGGTAGGTTTAAGGCAGATGGTATCTTTAGAGTAAATAATCAAACACTCAGCAACGATACTACGATATTAGCTACGGAGAATGCTTCAGCTACAGGGCCGCTAACAATAGCATCTGGTGTCACCCTAAACGTCAACTCTGGTGGGAGTTTAGCAATTATATGAGCAATATTTTAGTACAGAATATAAAGCATACGAATGGCACTACGGCTCAGACTATCGATAGTAGTGGAAGGGTAACAACTCCTGCTAGACCAGTATTTCTTGCTCGAAAAACATCTTCAGATCAACAAGATGGCACAGCAAATACAAAAATCGTTTTTAGTCAAGTTGATATCAATCAAGGGAGTCATTATGACTCAAGCAACAGTAGATTCACTGCACCAGTTACAGGTTTATATTATTTTCATGCAAATTTACGTTTAGCGTCTGTTGGTAAATTAAGGGTTTTCAATTTTGCTATTTATAAAAATGGTTCATCAGTTTATACAAGGCTTGGAGGACAAGGAGCAGGATCAGATTTTGATGGTAGCTCTGGTTCAGATCACCCCTATGCTTCTGGTTCAACAATATTAAGTCTGAATTTAAATGATTATGTTGAGCTTTTTACTGGAGATGAGTTTCAGAACAGTGGTACGTTTCAAATACAATCTGGCGTAGGCTCAAGTCAATTTATGGGCTACTTACTAGGATAAACAATGAGTACATTAAGAGTAGACAGCATACGAGGACAGACAGCAGATAGTGTTGGTAAGTATGTAGTT